ACAAGGAACCCGTCGAGTGGAATGACGGATCGGTAAACTACCACATCCCTGACGTACCCAAAGGAAGCGTGTGCTTGGCTATGGGATCCAAGTGCGTCGAGTCGTTGAAAGCGTCTGGGCTAATACCTAAGAATTTAGGGATCGGGAAACTCAGAGAAACGGTGTGGACTGCTCCGCAGGGCGGATCGTTTTTGGTCTCCTACGATCCAGCCATCATCGAGATGGACTATGCACGCAAGCCTGAGATTGAGTGGGATATCAATCTAGGCGTGCGCTTGTTGAAGACCGGCCAGCTTGAACCCGAGCTAGGTAAGTATGGCTACGTCGATAATTTCGCTTTCCTGATCAAATACTGCATGAAGCAGTATGCCAAAACTGGCAAGCCGGTAAAGCTGTCCTGTGACACAGAGACGGTGGGCCTGGATCCGTTGGGGGCCGACGTGCATCTGGTCTCCTTGGGATTCAGTGCAAAGAAGGGCTATGGGCATGTACTCTATTTTGGGAACGCAGGGGAGTACCCAAAGAAGGGTACGAAGCTGTGGAACCAACTTGAATGGTTGCTCACGAATCCTGCGGTAAAGATACGCGGTGCGAACTTCAAGTTTGATTGGCACTGGATACTTCGTCATCTGGATATCGCTTGTACGAATTGGTCGTTTGATACGCTTCTCGCTGGCTCGCTGTTGGATGAGAACCGCATCAATTCCCTGAACATGCACACGAAGATACTCGTGCCCGAACTTGGTGGGTACGATGATTCGTTCAATAAGACCTATGACAAGTCGAAGATGCATGAAGTCCCGAAGGATAAAATGCTGCCTTACGCGGCCGGGGACTTGGATGCGGATCTGCGGGTCGCTCAGAAGCTAGAACGGATGCTTCTTAGGGATAAGAAGCTCACCCGTTTCTATGCCCACATACTACATCCGTCTGCTCAAGCGTTTGCGGTAATTGAATATCGCGGCATGCATGTTGATGTAGAGAAGTACGAGATACTTAGAAAGGATGTACAGACTGAGATCGATGAGAATCACAAAATTGCCCTGGCTCTGATTCCGGCGCAGATACAGAACAAGTATATCGACAACCTATCCCTGACACGGGATGTGATTCTGCAAGAGTACCTATTCTCACCACGGGGCTTGAACTTGAAGCCCAAGATGATGACCCCGAAGGGTAATAAGCCGAGTACGTCCAAAGCACACTTGCAAATGTTTTTGGATCACCCGGAAGCGGGCACGTTTCTTACGGCACTGTTTGAGTGGAAGTCTGCCAAGAAGACGATGACCACCTACATCGTGGGGTTTTTGAAACACCTTCGGACAGACGGAAGGTTTCACCCCACCTACATGCTGCATCGCGGCGATTACGACGGTGGAGAAGGCGGGACGGTTACCGGCCGTAGCTCGGCAAAAGATCCAGCCTACCAAACGATACCCAAGCATACGAAGTGGGCGAAAAGGCTTCGCGAGGTATACGTTGCGCCACCAGGGTACGTAGTTCTGAACGCTGACTTCCAGCAGGGTGAGTTACGCATCGCGGCGTGCATTGCTAACGAGCCGACCATGATTGCGGCGTATAAGCAAGGGATCGATTTACATCTCCTGACCGGGCTGGCGTTGTGGAATATTCAGAACCCAAAGCAACAGTACACCCTGAAGCAAGCTACTAAGTTGAAGGCGGCTGGAGATGAGACCATAAAAATGGTTCGTCAGGGGGGGAAGGCAGGGAACTTCGGTCTGCTTTACGGAATGCAAGCGGCAGGATTCAAAGCCTATGCGTACCTCACGTATGGCGTTGAGCTAACAATGGAACAATCCGAAGCATTCCGAGACGCCTTCTTTGCGAGATACCCACGACTGACCGACTGGCATGAAGATTCGGCCAAGTACGCACACAGGTATGGTCAGGTGAGATCGCCGCTAGGCCGCATCCGACACCTACCGTTGATTCATTCAAAAGATTGGCAGATTAGAAGTCAGGCCGAGAGGCAAGCAATCAATTCACCCGTGCAAAGCGCCCTATCTGATCTTGGCCAGTTGGCAGCCGCCGAATTGCATCGCTTGTATCCTGAGTTGTGGTGCTTCGGGTTCACGCACGATGCGTTGTCGTTTTACATTCCAGAAGATGAGGTTCAGATTTGGGCCAAGCGGATTAAGAAGGTCATGGAGAACCTGCCACTGAAAAAGGTTAGGTGGGCACCCCAGTTGGATTTCCCTGTGGATATCGAGGTTGGGCCTGATTTGGGGCACATGACGGAGCTAGATATGGCGGCATAGCGTCCAGTCGTGTGGACAAAAGGTGTTCACCCACCGAAAAGGTGTTATATTCCCTTCGATTGCGTGCGAAAATCAGGAAGGGGTCTATGGCTAAAGTCAACAAGATCAGCGGGCCTCGCCCAGACGAGGTAGTTGGTGATACGGTTGGGAAGGCGTTAGGGCTACAGTCATCTGTGACCTTGATGCAAGGCCCGAAGGTCAACAAGCAAGAAAAAGAGATCCTGCAAGGGTCCATTGCGCGGGAGAAGGAAGACCTTTTTCCAGCGATCCTCTTCGATCCCACTCGCACGCCTCAAACGGTTCTCGTAGAACCACCCTTCAATCTTCATGCGCTGGAGCATCTGGCGCAGTTGAATAACTCATTGCTGTCTTGTGTGGCAGCCTATGAAGTAAATATCGACGGCACGGGATGGGTAATCGAGAGAGACACCCCGGCCGATGTTAAGAAGAGTCCGAAAAAGGATGAGGCAGTTGATGGGACCACGGAGTTTTTCAAAGAAGTGTGGCCCGGTCAGAGTTTCACCATTGTCAGGCGCATGCTTCGCAGAGATGCAGAGATCACCGGCAATGCGTACATGGAGATTATTCGTAACGCAGTCGGAGATATCGTCTATGTTCGTCGCCTAGATCCCAAGTCGATTCGTCTGGTGCATCTGGATGATCCAGTTCCAGTTACCAAACGAGTTCGCCGCTTTGGTAAGTGGGTCGATATCACTATGCACATGCGGGAGCGCCGCTTTGCCCAAGCGAGTGCCAATAAGATTCCGTTCTCCACCACGCAAGCCGATGCTGATACGGGAGCAAAGGGATCACATCCAAGTAACAATGTGGTCTACTTCAAGGAGTTCGCGGCCAGCAGAGACGTAAATAAGTGGACAGGCGAGTGGTCCGAAGTCGGCAAGACGTTCCCGGCTGATCAGAGAGGCACGGAGCTTATCCACTTGACGATCAATGAAGACGTGCATACTGCTTATGGCGTGCCACGTTGGATCAACCAGACCCCCTCCGTCATCGGCTCGCGCAAGGCCGAGGAACTGAATCTCGATTTCTTCAATTCTGGTGGTATCCCACCCATCATGATCGTGATTGAAGGCGGCGAGCTTACGACCAATGTTCGGGAGCAGTTGCAGCAATATTTCTGGAACCCCCATGCAAGCAAGCACAACGGTGCGATTATCGAGGCGCATCAAACGGGCGGCGCTTTGGACGGCACCAATAACGTGCGCGTCAAGGTGGAACGCTTCGGTGCCGAGAAGCAACAGGATTCCATGTTTGAGAAGTACGATGAGAAGAGTGAGCAGCGCATTCGATCCAGCTTCAGACTGCCACCCATCTTCGTCGGCCGCACAGATGACTACTCGTTTGCTACTGCGTTCGCATCGTATGTGGTAGGCGAGGTTCAAGTTTTCCAACCGGAACGCTCTGAGTTCGATGACATTATCAATGGCACGATCATACGTGAATTCAATGAGGCTATGCTGAAACCAGAGGAACCTCAGATGAAAATGCGTTCACTTCCGTTGTCTACGGTGGACGTGCAGACTCAGGTACGTGCGCTGAATATTGGTAAGGGCACGGCCGACGATAAGAGCTTCATCGAGAATCTGAATGAAAAGGCTGGACTCAGCCTGAAGCTCGGTAAGCCCAAGGCCCCAGTGAATATTACGGCACCCGGATCAGGCAACCCCGATGACCCGTTGAACGGGCAGGATCCCATGCCTGGACGCGGCAAGCAGTCTCCAGACGGTGAGGATGGTGAGGGTGATACGCCAAACAGGCCACCACGCACGGGCCAGCCTGCGGCGAAAGTTCAGAAGGTGGATCCTATCGAGTTGATACAATTGGCTGAAGAGTGGACTGTGGCCACGACCACAGCAGGAACAACCGCACAGAATATGTTGTTGCTCCGTGATCGTGTGGTTACGCTGAGTGATTCTGATCGTCAGTTGTTCGATGCCTACGTGGCGCGTAACTTGTTTGGTGACAACACGTTTCTTCCAGAGGATTCAGCAGAGCTTTTGAGCGCGGCAGGTAACATCGCGACGAAGGGCAATGGCGCGACTGCGTAACGATCCACCCCGGCCACAGGCATTCCTTGATCTTGAGAATGGTCTGACCGACTCCCTGCTTTCCGAATGGGAACCAGTTGGTGATGCGTTGTATGACGATATCATCGAACAGGTGGAAGCCAAGAAGTTCAACGACGCTCTTGATGTAGTCGAGAACATTGACTACGGACCTACTGCCGATAGAAAGGCGGAAGCACTGGTGCTGTTTGGTCTCGCGGCCATGCTGTTCGGCGCAAAGAGGGCGAAGAACACCCGAGCGCCCACGTCGTTTGAAGTGGAAGGCGATCAGCCTGTGCAGATTGAACAATCCAGAGTGATCGCGAATGCTACGTTGAAAGGCGCGTTCAATGATCTTCAACAGGCCAGAGCGGGCCGTATGATCAACCAACAGCAGGCCGAGCCTGGATCCAAATTGCGGCCTGAAAGCGTGGCACCGGCAAGACCAGCAAAGGCACAGCAGTTCGGCCCCCAGTTCAAAAAGTTCATGCGTGTGGGCCAACAGGACTTGATTCGACTAACTGCCAGCCTGCACATATCACGCTTGGCTCAGTACGGTTTCCTGGCCGAAGCGAACAGCATCAACATCGCGTTCTATGAGATTGATGAGGTTCTGGATAGTCGTACCTGCCCCGTTTGTCGCGAGATGGATGGCAAGGTGTTCCCCGTGAATAGCGCACACAGCCGTTTGATCTTTGACTTGTCACAGGGTAGTGACAACGAAGAATCGTTGAAAGCCACGTCTCCGTGGCCTCGCCAGGATAAGGCCAGCGTTGCCAGTTTGAAGAGAATGGGTACTGGTGATCTTATCCAGAAAGGGTTGGACACACCCCCGTTTCATCCCCTGTGCCGGGGCATTTTGAAGCGGACCAACAAGACCATAGACGCACCCACACAGCGGCTTCCAAGCCTGGGATCCACTGGAAACTTCCTCTCTGCCCTTCTTGCGGCTGGATTGTTCTCGGCCATCCTCCCAAACAAGCCAGATGATGATACCGATATAACTGAATGAACCTGTTGCTGTTTAGAACCGTAATCAGGTAGAGTGTCCACATGAATGGACACTTGCAATTAAGAGCGGAAAAGGTTTATAGGTTTACCACACATGACGGTCACGAGAACGAAAGACGATCTGACCGTAGGAGACCTTGAAACAACGGGAGGCAAGTTACTGCCAGAACAGGGGCCGAAGCGACGAAGATGCCCCGCAGGGTTCAAGCTCAATAGGCGCACTGGAATTTGTGAACCCAAGAGCAGCAAGACCATGAAAGTCCTGAACGATGATTGGGTCGAGTCCAATGAAAGGATTCAAAAGAGCGTCCGCATCACGAAGGTTGATGAGGATCAGCGTCTAGTATTCGGTGAAGTCTATGCCCCGAACGTGCCTGACACGCAAGGGGATTTTATGACCACTGAAGAAATTCAGAAGATGGCCCACAACTTTATGCGGGCACGTCGCCAGGAGAAGGTAGACGAGCAGCACAACAATGAAGAGGCAGGCCACATCATCGTAGAGTCGTTCATCGTCCGAGCAGGAGACCCAGATTTTCCGATTCCGGGTGCCTGGGTTGCTGGAGCGCACATTCCGAGTGACGATGTGTGGCTAAAGGTGGTAAAAGGAGAAATCAACGGATTCAGCATGGAAGCAATCGTCACCAAGATAACCCGGCAAGTGGTCATCGAATTGGATGAGGAAATCGTTGTACAAACGGCCCCCGGTGGAGAAAACGAGCATACGCATCAAGCTACTTTGAATTTCGATAGCGACGGCAATTTCCTTGGCGGCGCGACGAACGTAGTTGATGCCCACTGGCATCCAGTTGAACAGAACACAGTTACGGGACCAGAAGTAAACGTCAACGCGGAACCAAGCAACGGACATAGGCATCGCTACTCCTTCATGGAGTTCCTGCATATAGTCTCGGACGTTGGTGACACAGTGACAGATCGGGTAGTGGAACAAGACGTACCGGGGTAATAAGGAATGGCTGGAAAGAAGATTCGTATCAAGGTGCCCATGACGGAGATGATCAACGCCGAAGCGCAATGGGTATCTCTTGTGGACAAACCAGCGAGTCGTTTGCCGTTCCGAATCACCAAAGATGAAGATGGTGCGTGTGTCGAAGTTGAAAGGCTGGATCGCGTTATCAACTTAAAGGGTGTGACCACAGCGAGCAATGCGATCACTATCGGGCAAATCAATACGTCGGACCCGTGGAGCTTTAGCGAGGCAGATGGCAACAAGCTACTTGGAGCAGGGGAAGACAAGTTCACAAAGTTCGCGTCGGTGCATATCGGAGTAAGCAAAGATGCAGGTAACAAGCAACGATTCAGTTTTCCAGTTGCAAAGCTGGTTGGTACTCGGATCGTGGTGTTCAGATCAGGTGTCATGGCCGCACGCGCACGAGCAGCGCAAACTGGAGATGCGAAAATCTCCGAAGCGGCGCGGAGACTCCTAGATATCATGGACAAGAAAACCCAGAAGCAAGACGATACGGGAGAATCAACGATGAAACTGAATCTCAACTTGAAGGATATGTTTCGTGCCAAGAAGCAGTCCGATGAGGTAGGCATCGCGGCCATCATCATCCGTAAGGGTGACATGGAAGCTCTGCTCCCTCAGTTCAAAGAAGGCGGGTACGAAGTCTCCGACTTGCTGGAAACCGAAGACGGCCATGTGGTTGTCAAGCAAGCCGAGTTCGATGGCGAGGATGTGACCGCATTCAAAGTCAACGATAATATCGGCGTGCTGGTTACCGGCGTGACGAAGCAGTTCAACCCGTTCCTCGATTCCATGAGCTTCGCAGAGACGATGGCTACGGCCGGGTTCCTGCCAAGCCTTCGCAACGCGACGGAAGCCGTGCAGGACACCGTGATTACAGTCCTGCGTTCGTCCGATGACAGAGACACCGCACGGAAAAGCATCGCCACGGTGATGAAAGACTTCTCTGCGTTCGTCGGCGCGATGACCGAGAGCCTGCCCGAAGTGGCGTTCAAGATGGACGAACTGGGCCAGCTTTCAGTCACCAAGGCCAAGAAGCAGGCACCGGCTGGTGGTTGCGGCGCAGGCAAGGTGTGGGACGCGGGCCTGGGCGCGTGTGTCGCCAAAGACGAGAAGACGGCCAAGGCAGAGGGCGAGGATGGCCCCACCGAGACCGTGGAGGGCGACGAGGCCACCGAGGAAGATAACACCGAGATCACGGCCAAGGCTGATGAAGACGGCAAGACTTCCGAGGATGCCAGCGACGAGGCCACCGAGGAAGACAACACCGAGGTTACGGCCAAGCTCGATGAAGAGACCGATGAAGGGGAAGTCGAGTACGACTGGGAAGATCCAGCTTACTTGGTGGCCAAGGCCGACGTGGAGCAGTTGGAGAAACTGGGCGTGCGGCCCGAGGGTGTGTCCATCCTCAATCCAATGCCCCCGGTGAAGAAGAAAGAAGCGGCCGCTTCCGAAGAGGAAGGGGATCGCGAGGCGACTGCGAAAGCGGACGCAGAAGACGAGGCGGGCGACGGTGAGGAAAAGGAAGACAAAGACAAAGCCGCCGTCACGTCCAACGAAGACGCGCCAGCAGATGAGGCTCTTGCCAGGATTCTGAAGGCAGTCGAAAACCTTACGGACAAGGTGGATGGAGTAAGCAAGGAGCAGAAGGCTCTCGGCAGCAGGGTTACCGAACTGGATACGCGCACTCAGAAGCAAGACGAGTCGCTAAATGGGACGGTCCTTTCCGGGGGCGAACATCGAGGCGATAACATCGGTCGATACAGTCGTGAGAAGGCTACGAAAGCCGATGACGATCTGTGGGCTGGTTCCGCTCTCGATTCAGTCGTCAACTGAAGGGTCGAAACCCTAACAGTCTCAGAACCAAAGCAAACATCACGGAGAACAAAGCAATGACCAATCGCGAACTGATACGAAAAGCGGATTGGGCCGTTTCGGACTTGGTTTCCACGGGGGGACTTTTGAACCCCGAGCAGTCGAACGCCTTCATTCGCAAGCTGCTTATCCAGCCGACTCTGCTTCGGCAGGTACGAAGCGTAACCATGAATTCGCCCACGATGAAGATCAACAAGATCCAATTCGACCAGCGCATTCTTCGCCCCGGCGTCTCGGCCACCGCACTCTCAGTCGGTGACCGCAGTAAGCCGATCACCGAGCAGGTGGAACTGAACTCGAAAGAGCAGATCGCGGAAGTTCGTCTTCCCTACGATCTCATCGAGGACAACATCGAGCGCGGCAACATCGGTCAGCAGACTTCGGAAGTCACGGGTACTCCGTCCAGCGGCGGCATCAAGGATACGATCATGACTCTGATCGCGGAGCGTGTTGCTCTCGATCTGGAGGAACTGGCTATCCTGGGTGACACCGGATCGGGCGATGCCTTTCTGGCACAGTTGGACGGCTACCTCATCCAGTCGAACGCCAACGTGGTGGACAACGCGAGCGCAGGCATCTCCAAGAGCCTGTTCAAAGCGGGCCTCCAGACCATGCCGGATCAGTACCTTCGGAATCCAAGTGCCATGCGTCACTTCCTCTCCACGGATCAGGAAATCTCTTATCGGGATAACCTGGGCAACCGGGAGACTACTCTTGGTGACGCGCAGATCCAGGGCATTGCCCCGGTCTTCGGCATGGGTGTGCCGGTCGAGCGAGTGTCGCTCGTGCCCAACAGTCAGGGACTCTTCACGAATCCCCTGAACCTGATCTGGGGCATTCACCGGAACGTCCACATGGAGTCCGCGAAGGATATCACCGAGCGGGTGATCATCATCGTGGTTACGACCCGCGTCGATTTTCTCGTAGAGGAAGTCGAAGCAGTCGTCCGCTACGACAACATCGGCACCCCGTAAAACGGAGTGTTCGGCGTAAACAGTTGAGGGGGGCCACAAGCCCCCCTTGGCTCATAACAAATAGCGGAGGAATCCACAATGTCACTGAAACTTCAAGATCCAAACACCAACCTACAGGGTGCGATTCGGGAGTTGCAGGGTTATACGAAAAGCGTACTGGCCGGTAATTCGGTCGATACGAAGATCGATCTCGCTGCAATCAGAGCCGAAGACAGCATCTTGTCAGTGTTGGAATTCGATCCGGCCGGTCCCGTTTTTGCGGATCGCACGTCGGAAGCATCCGTCACTGATATCCGTGCGGACGGCACCATCACCCTCGCGTCTGTCGTGGCCGGGGACACCGTAACCATCGGAGGCCAAGTTTTCGAGGCCATCGACGGTGACACCAACGGGGCGAACTCGGGACGTGCCAACACCGGCATTTTCAAGTTCGGCATCGGCGTATCCGATACGGAATCGGGCACCAATCTCCGAGATGCGATCAACGAGTATTTCGGTTTGCAGGCCAACGGCGTAACCGCGACGAGAGTCGCAGGCGTCGTGACTGTCGTTTCCACTTTGGAAGGGGCAGTGGGCAACGCGACCACTCTCGTGGAGAACACCAGCGGCAGCACCATCGTGGTGGACAACGCGACACTCACGGGGGGCACCGATACTGGGGGCATCCAGCTTGACAGCACGGACACTACCGGCCATCAACTGATTGTCGAGTGGTACAACAGGAAGTAAGAAATCGACGCCGCACAGGCGTTCTCATAGCGTCTGTGCGGTATTCGATGGGCGGGGGTCGCGATGACTCCTGCCTTTTGTGTATGAGATAGCGAGGTTGAAATCATGTCGATTCAAGTGAGAATGTGTCACGGGAAAAACTTTCACTACAAGGGAAAGAAGTATTCCCGGTTTGCGGACGATGGGACTACCCCACTCGTCTACAAGGTCAGTCAGAGAATGGCCTATGAGCTTTGCGAGAAGAAGTCCACTCGCGGAGTCCCATTTTTTCAGGTTGTCTTGGAGCCTGTGCCGGAACCCGAGGAAGAGATCGAGGAAGAGATCGAGGAAGAGATCGAACCTCAACTGGTGGATGCGACGGGCGACGAAGACGAAGACGAAGACGAAGACGAAGACGAGGATCTTTTACCGGAGTTGGATGAACCCGAGCCGGTAGTGGTCAAGACGGTCAAGAAGAAGGCCAAGGCCAAGAAGAAGGCCAAGGCCAAGAAGCGGCCGAAACGGGCAACCACCACGGAAGAGTCGGACGATAACACTTCGGAAGAGGTATAACGCACGGCCATGAAACTGGCGACGGTAGGACAGCTAAGAGAGCGTCTCCAAGGCAAGGATAATGCGTTGCTCAATGGTGCGTATGATCGCGCCCTTCTGGCGACCACTCCCCATTTGGAGACCCTCATTCGCACGGATTTTAGTCGTAAGGTCGTAAAGGATATCTGGTATGTAGACTTCAACCAGTTCCCACAACGATCAGACCGATTGA